CGGTGCTACCCGGACCGCCTGCGCCAACTGTTACAGAATAGCCTGTTGCAGTTAGTGACATTCCAGTTGCTGTTCTATAACCGCCAGCACCTCCACCGCCACCAGCGTAAGTGTTTGCGTAATTGTAACCGCCAGCACCTCCACCACCGCCAGCAACTTTTACAAAATCACCAACATTTGCGTCCCATGCACAAAGTGCGGACTGCCCGGGTAAAACGAACGTGCCAGCAGTTGAGGATGTCGGCCCACCAATCAGGTAAACCGTACTGTCGCAGTTGTTAATGACAATATAGGACTTGCTCTGCTTGGGGGCCGTGATGTACCGAGTGGTTCCGGGGGTCCCCGTCACGATCAATATTGCCGTCCGAGCCTCGTTCTGCTGACCTCCCCCGGTAGTCGAAAGTACCCAATCTCCAGCCGTGACGCTGGCGGTCGAATATTGGGCGATAGAATCCTCAACCAACTGAGTCAGCTGATTGTTGACAACCGTACCCCACTGATTGGTCAGTTCGCCGGTGGTGGGTTGCACGAACCCTAATAGTGAAGTGTATGAAGATGGCATTTAGGCCCCCTGTCTAACGTCAATCAGCTCCCACTCGGCGTCGGCGTTAGTACGCACATTTTGCCATGTAGTGGTTTGGCTGTCATCAATTACCGCCCATGCGGGCGATGTATCTGTTCTAACCGTTTCCCAAGTCCCAGTCTGCGCGGTATCGATCTCTTGCCAGTTAGCGTCTTGGGAGTCGTCAATCCTGTACCAGTGGTTAACACCGCCGGTTGAGTCGTAAGCAAACAGCCCGTCTTCCGTCTGGACTTGGAAAATACCAAGGGCCTCAAAGAAGTCGGCTACAGCCAACGCCTCGGCAATAACCCCCGTGTACAGCCGGATTCCAAAGGCGTCATCTGTGGCCGTGGCCGTGTCAGAGGTAGCCCCCGTGTAAACCTGATTGGCTTGGGTTTCATCCGTAGCCGTCGAGCTATCGGCAAGGTCAGAGTAATACGCCGATCCACCAACCATTGAGTCTGTGGCGGTAGCGCTTTCGGACAGGGCTGAATTGATTGTGGCCCCCGTGGAAACAGTATCCGTGGCCGTCAAGGCTTCGCTCACAACCGGGTTCAAGCTGGCAATAGTCGTAATTGCGTCAGTGGCCGTAGCCGTTTCGGCAACAACCGGGTGCAGGTCGGCAAGGTTAGAAACCGCGACCGTGGCAGTGACTGTGTCAGCAGTATTCGAGAGGAATGTCACCCGGGCCGAGTCGGAATCCGTTGCCGTAGCCGTCTCCGCCACAGCGCAAAGCGCACTGAACACCGAAGATGTGTCATCCGTAGCCGTAATCGTGTCAGCAATGTTCCCCGGATACGTTGGGACAGCAGAAATTTCATCGGTTGCAGAGCTGGTCTCATCTAGAGAACTAGGGAAAACCCCTACTGATGAAACTTCGTCTGTTGCCGTCACCGCCTCATCCACAAACGTGCCAAAGATTACCGTGGTTTCTAGGCTGTCTGTAGCCGTCTCGGTCTCGGAGACAGACGCAAAATACTCTAGAGCCGCCACGTAGGCATCCGATGCGCTGGATGACTCCGACACAGAAGCCGACGGCGAGAAGATGGATGCCACTGCATCCGTAGCCGTTTCTGTTTCCGCAATGTTCGACAAGAAGCTGGCAATCGAGGAAATAGCGTCTGTTACCGCGACTGTTTCACTGACCGAAGGGCGGTTTTCAATGTTGCCAACAAAGGCATCTGTTGCCGTTGCGGCCTCGGAAACAGACGCGCTAGTATCGAAGATCGTTGTTACCGTGTCAGTGGCGGTTGACGTTTCGGCAACGTCTGCGCTTATGGCGAACAGAGCGCTGATTGCGTCAGTTGCCGTGGATGTCTCGGCTACGTCGCACAGATAATTGAAATACTGAACCGCATCAATGGCGTCTGTTGCAGTTGCCGTCTCTGAAACGGACGCAGCATAAACATTGCCACCCGTGCTACCCAGCGCGGAAAAAGGTGCGCTAGAAAACGGGCTAAAACCAAACATTTAAACCACCGTCCAGCGTGACCCGGTTGGAACCGTTACAGTTACCCCGCTGGCGATTGTTACTGGACCGCCGGAAATGGCGTTGTTCCCGGTGTTGATTGTCGAACTGACGTTAATCGTGGCTTCGTTCTCTATGTAACCCTCTGCTCCAGTTACAGCACGAGCGGCAGGGTAATCGCAGAAAACGTCTTTGCTTCCGGCGGAAAAGTTCACCAGACTGCCGCTGTTGCTTGAAGACAACACTGTGGTTCTGGACAGCGTGCTGGGTGCGCCAGACGTGTACGTGCCTATCCCTACTTCCCACTCTCCGGTTCCTGTCCCGGCAATGGTGTAGTAAGTGACGTTACCAGTCCCGATGACGGCAAAAGACTGGTAGTCGGTAACCGCCCCTGCTAGAGAGATGGTGCCCGTACCAGTCGTTGTCGTTGTCTCACGGACTCGATCCGCAAGAACGAGGGCCATATTAAGCCCCCGTCAACTGTGCTTCGTCGAACCAGCGTTGCTGCTCATGGCCGTCAGCGTCGGTCCAGCCCACAAGGTACTGGACGTTGCCGTCATCATCCATGCGCATACCCAGAACCGGACCTTGAGGCACAACGGTATTGAGTTTTACAACATCGCCTTTTTTAAATTGCGTAGCCATTATGTGCTCCTATTAACCGGCCAGACTTAGGGTATAGGTAACAGTCAGCGTGTCACCGCTAACCACAGAACGGTCGCCGGGAGCGGAGAAGTCAGCCGCCGAATACAACGTGCCGGTCGTGCCGCCCTTGGTGTTGTTGCTGGTCAGGAACGCACCACCAACAGTCGTCGTGCCGTTGATGCTGAACGTGGCCGGAGAGGCGCTGTTCGTAGCCACAGAGGGGTTAGCCGTCGTGGGGGTGCCGAACGTGCAGGTGGGGCGGTTGGCTTGGCTATACGCTGTCACCTCGGTCCAACCGGCGTGGGAGGACATGGTGTCGCCAGCGGCAGGGTTGTTAGAAGATGCGGCTCCGTACAGGCCCAGATACCACGTAGCGGTATAAGAGGAACCGGTGAAGTACTTGGCGTTCATGTCTTGCAGACCTTCGTTTACAACCAAGTTAGGGGCGTGCGCCTCCCACTTTAGGTTGCCATCAGCGTCGTGGCACTGAACCGTGTAAACGCCTTTGGCGGTAGCGTTGTCAGCCAGACCGCCGTTTTGAGCCACCAATGCCGCTGCGGCATCGCTGGATATTGCTTTTTCATTAAACATGATCGCTCCTTATGCGAGTCTGATGATTGCCGAAGTATTGGTTGCAGCAGGGAACTGCACCGTGAAATCTACCGTGGAAGTCTTGTCGTTGCCGAAATCCAAAACGCACACTGCACCGTTTACACCGGGTTTGTAAATCAGGGCCCCGCGAGCTGTCAGCGCGGATTCCCAAGTCACATCTGCAAACGAGATGTAAGCGATACTACCAGACGGTCCGGTTGTGGGTTCTGTCGTTACCTGCAACGCCCTGCCGCCAGCGGCATAACCGGTGGCAACAACCTCTCCTGTTGCCGTGTATTCCGTCGTGTTCTGATTCAGTGTGGCGGCGTTGGTGTACAGGGCGATATAGAACTGTTCGGTTGAAAAATCAAACGCACCGCTCATCAACCCAGTCTTGAACACCGTGCAGGTAAAGTTCCCGGAGAATGCCATTTACGCAACCCCCGAGGTCTGCGGTAGCGGAGCCATGCGATACTGGCCGCTACGGTATGCATCACTGCGCTCCAGACCATCACCCAGACGCTTGGCTTGTGCAAGCGCTTCCTTGTACTTGCCGTCGTACAGGGCCATCATGTCGGCCTCACCCTTCATGTAGGTGTAAGCCTCGACCAGTGAACCGTACAGGAGCACCGTGTCAAAGTTATCGCCAAGCCATGAAGTACCCGCAGTCACAATGGACTGAGGGTAGTAGTAATAATGAATCTCAAGCGTGTACTGATTGTCTGGCGTCGGGCCAACAATAAACGACAGTTCCGTCGTTGGAGTTGGGTTAGCCCCCGGCGTGGTTGTCGGGCCAAACAGAGCGTAGTACTTTGGTAGTCCAGTATCTGTTGGGCTGGGATAGCACTGACGAATGAAGCTAACGTCCTTGTTCAACAGATACTGATATTCTCCGGTGCCGTCAACAACAGCCAACGAATATGTAGACAAGAAGTCAGCAGGACAAGAGACGTAGGGGTTACTGGCCGTCGTGTTACCCGTCATGTTCTTGCGAAGAGACGGGAACTGAACCGTGTTGTAAATGCGAATCTCCGCCTGATTGATGAACGTGTCAACAATAGTCGGGTCGGTAGAATAGTTAAAACTATTCTCCGCATAGTTTTGAATCGCAGCTACAAGCTCGGCGTATGTCATGCCATCGGACCTCTGGCCATCACGCCTTTAGTTGCCGCACCGGTTCCACGGATTTTCATGCCGCTGGTTTTGGTGGGCGGATAGTCTTGGCTACGAGTATTCGCAACCGAGACGTTGGCCTTACGCATCGTGGTCTTTGCAGGCTCTTCACCCACCACGACGGTCGGAACCTTCTTGGGTACTTTGCAAATAGACTTATCAGCCTCCGCG